CCACATACATATATAATAAAGCAATAATCAACAAGGAGTACTCACATGAGTGACAGAGTTTTTTCGAGCGAAGACAAAGCAAAACTAACACAACTAGTAAATGAAGGCATCACTGTAATGCAGGAAGTTGACGATCTTAATGATGGTCTCAACGATACAATCAAAGCCATTGCAGAAGAAATGCAGATTAAGCCAACAGTGCTTAAAAAAGCATTGCGCACAGCATACAAAGCAGACTTTGAGAAGCACAGTGACGAATACAGTGAACTTGAGAACATCTTGGCTACTGTAGGTAAAATCTAAGTGCAAAAAATAAAACAGTTTTGGATCAATAGTTACGCCAGCGATAAGACGGCATTCTACTTTGAACTTGTTAGTTTCATTTTCACAGTAGGTGCAAGTCTTACACTGGCTGTTAATGCTTATGATCCAGATATGAGCATTGTATATCCGTTCTTCTTCATCGGTAGCACAACACAGTGTTATGCTGCATATAGACGAGGAGCAGCATGGGTTATGATGCTTACATTCTATTTTAGTTTAGTAAATGTATTTGGATATGGGATAGCAGTCGGAGCATGGTAGATTATTACACACTTCACTGGAGTGACATTGTAGGACAATGCGGTATGTTGCTGCTTGTAGGCACATACTTTATGCTACAAACAGATCGTATTGATGCCAAAGGTTTTTGGTATAGTTTTTTCAATCTCGTAGTAGCAATACTGTTAGGAATTAACTTGTATTTTAAGCCAGTTCTTGCTAACATAACACTAGAGATATTTTGGGCCACAATGAGTTGTTGGGGCATGTATAAATGGTATAAGGCTAAACAATGAGTTATGTAGATGCATATTTTGACAGAGACAACGATCGCATTCATGTTGTAGAGCGTGTAGATGGTAAGCGAGAGTATCGCGAATATCCTGCCAACTATGTGTTCTACTATGATGATCCACGTGGCAAATACAGAACTATCTATGACAAGCCTGTAAGTAAATTTGCAACACGCAATCGCAAAGAGTTTCAGCGTGAACTAAAGATCCAAAGCGGCAATGGACTATGGGAAAGCGATATTAATCCTGTGTTCCGCTGTTTAGCAGACAACTATCTAAACGCAGATGCTCCTAAACTACAAACTGCATTTTTCGATATTGAGGTAGACTTCCACAAAGAAAAGGGCTATAGTAGTCCTGAGGATCCTTTCAATCCGATCACAGCAATATCAGTATACTTGGACTGGACAGATCAACTAGTCACATTGGCTATTCCGCCAAGTGGTATGACAATGGAGACTGCTACAGACTTGTGCAAGCGTTTTGACAACACATACTTGTTTACCAGTGAAGCAGAGATGCTTGGTGTGTTCTTGGACTTGCTAGAAGATGCAGACATTGTAAGTGGATGGAACAGTGAAGGGTATGATATTCCTTACACAGTAAACCGCATTACTCGTGTGCTTAGTAAAGATGACAACAGGCGTTGGTGCTTGTTTGGTCAACTGCCCAAGAAGCGCACATTTGAACGCTTTGGTAAAGAAAGTGTCACATTTGATCTAGTAGGGCGTGTACACTTGGACTATATGCAACTGTATCGCAAATACACCTATGAAGAGCGTCACAGTTATACACTAGACAGTATTGGCGAACATGAACTAGATGAACGCAAGGTTGCATATGAAGGCACACTGGATCAGTTATACAATCAAGACTTTGAAAAGTTCATTGACTATAACAGACAAGATACTGCACTGTTAAACAAACTAGATAAGAAACTGCGCTTTATTGACCTAAGTAATGTGTTGGCACATGAGAACACTGTGCTACTAATGACTACAATGGGTGCTGTTGCTGTGACAGAGCAAGCAATTATCAATGACGCACATGCTCGTGGCATGGTTGTTCCAAATCGTAAAAACAGAGATGGTGAAAGCACTACAGCGGCAGGTGCGTATGTTGCATATCCTAAGAAGGGATTGCATGATTGGATTGGTGCTATTGATATTAACAGTCTGTATCCTAGTGTGATTCGTGCGCTTAACATGGGTCCAGAGACTGTGGTAGGACAACTGCGTCAAACAATGACCGAACATGCAGTGCGCACACACATGGCAAATAAAAAGAGCTTTGCTGATGCATGGGAAGGTGAGTTTGGATCAAAAGAATACCAAGCAGTTATGAACATGGAGCGTGGAACAGAGATTACCATTGATTGGGAGAATGGTGACGAAGATACGCTGAGTGCGTATGATGTATGGCGACTAGTGTTTGACAGTAATCAACCTTGGACGCTTAGTGCTAACGGTACTATCTTTACATATGAACGCAAAGGAATTATTCCTGCACTGCTTGAACGCTGGTATGCAGAGCGTAAAGACATGCAAAAAGAATTGAAACGAGCAAAGGATGAAAAAGGTGATGTTGAATATTGGGATAAGCGACAGTTGGTTAAGAAGATTAATCTTAACAGTTTATATGGTGCTATTCTTAATCCTGGGTGTCGTTTCTTTGACCATCGTATTGGGCAATCCACAACTCTTACTGGAAGGTGCATCAGCAAGCGAATGGCTGAAACAGTTAATGGTCTCCTTACAGGAAAGGAAGATCATGTAGGCGATGCTATTGTATATGGTGATACTGATTCGGTATACTTTAGTGCATGGCCCATGATGAAGGAAGAAGTAGAAGCAGGCAGGCAAGAGTGGACCAAAGAGATTGTTGCACAACTGTATGATGGCATTGCAGATCAGGTTAACTTAGAGTTTCCTGTGTTTATGGAACGGGCATTTCATTGCCCAAGAGCTAACGGTGAGATCATCAAAGGTGGCAGAGAGATTGTTGCAACTAAAGGTCTTTACATTACAAAGAAGCGTTATGCAGCATTGATCTATGACTTAGAAGGTTTCCGTTTAGATACAGATGGCAAGCCAGGCAAAGTAAAAGCAATGGGACTAGACCTCAAGCGCAGTGACACGCCCAAGGTTATGCAGGACTTTATGAGTGAACTACTATTGGATGTACTAACTGGTAGCCAGCGTGAAGAGATTATTGAAAAGATCAAAGAGTTTAAGAACAACTTTCACGAGCGTCCCGGTTGGGAAAAAGGCACACCTAAGCGGGTTAATAACTTGACCAAGTATGCAGCAGAAGAAAAGCGACTGGGCAAAGCAAATATGCCAGGACATGTTAGAGCAGCAATGAACTGGAATAACATGCGTAAGATGAATGGTGACAAGTACAGCCAAGAGATTATGGATGGTGCTAAAACTATTGTGTGTAAACTTAAAAGTAATCCTTTGGGCTGGACTAGTATTGGCTATCCCACAGACGAAACACATTTACCACAGTGGTTTAAAGACTTGCCATTTGATGACAGTTTGATGGAAGCAACTATTGTAGATCAAAAGATTGACAACTTGCTCAGTGTTCTCAAATGGGATCTTAAAGGTGCAACACAAACTGCAAACACATTTGACGATTTATTCTCCTTTGAGTAATATACGCATATAAATACAACTGGAGAACGTCGATGAAACTTGTAGATAAAATGATATTGTTTAGTCGCTTTTTGCGTAATAACAAAGACCACAAGTTAGAACTCGACGAGCTATTAGAAATACGAAAAGCATATTTCCAAGAACAAAGTCACTATTGGAAAGACAAATCCTTATACAATGATCTAGATTCAAATTTAGACAATCTTAAGCAGATTAGTGACGAGTATAATAGCATATTAAGCAAAATTAACGAAAAGATTGGTGAACTTCTTAGAAAAGAAGAACTCGTGGTACTACGCAGAGACTACGACACATATTCTACACAAGAGCGCACTCTTGCACTAGTATTAGAAAGAGCATTAAGAGATCAAGAGCTTATTAAAGAAATATCGGCAGATGTAGGTTATTATAGCGACTGGCGATGGGCCGGAGTTGAACTTAATCCAAGCAATGGTACGCTCACAAGCAGTATGCTTGCATGCGATCCATTGTATCTATACACAGACATTGCAGATACAAATAGTATCCGCAACAAGTTTAACAGGTTTTTTGCAGACAAACGTTTAATGTTCTACAACGATTTAGACAATTTACCACAAGGTCAGTTAGGGTTAGCAACAAGTATTAACTGTTATGAGTTTTGGCCTATAGATCCTATTAAGGATGAAATGCGTAAAGTGTATAATATACTACGTCCAGGCGGATACTTTATTTTCACTTATAATGACTGTGAACTTGAAGCAAGTTTAGATTTATGTGCAGGCAATCAAGGGTATCGCACATATAATACTAAAACACTTATGACAAGCATGGTTGAAATGTTTGGGTTTGACATTGTAAAAGAACAGTGTTACCGCAAAGCAAATAGTTGGATGATAGTCAAAAAACCTGGCGATCTATACAGTCAAAAACTATCGTCACCACTTGTTAGAAATGTCACACCTTTGCACACCTAACTGGACACACGGACACCCTAAAAAATAGTTATTGACATTAACCCCAAACCTAAATATAATACTACTATTATAAACATAAGGAAACTTCGATGAAAGATTATCTACTCGACATCGTCAAGCATACACA